CAGTCATCAAGAAGCGCCTACCGGTGCTCCTTCCTGGCCGTGTTGTAGCTCATCCCAGACGTGACGGTAACCATAAATGGTTGCCTTCCCGCCTGGGGTCGCATCGGCGTATTGTCGGAAAGTACGGAGAGATTTGGCAAGCTCTCTGGGCTGGTCTGGTTGCCTCTGGTCTTTCTCAGTTGAAAGGGTGTTGGTACGTGCGAAGTTGGGTAGGCCGTTGTCAGTCGCGGGGGGTCGATTGGGTATGCAAGGTCCTGAAGGACTTTGTTGTATCCCTTCGAGCCTCCTGCCTGACAACTGACGACGTACCGTTTGTGCCGTTTGTCCCGAAGAGGGTGCAGGTGTGGTTGCGGCAGTTGGGGGAGGTGGACGTGAAGCGTGTGCTTGCCTTTACAAGGTTTGCACGCGCTCTCCCGAAACCTACCTTCAAAGCCACATCCCATGCCCTCTTGGCACACGCCCTTAATATTTCCGAACCCACCCCATGTCCCTCTTGGTCGCAGAGGGGCATTGAGGATTATGTGGTTGGTAAGTTCGGAAATAAACTGAGAAAATGTAAATGGTCGCACGCACCTGGCTCCAAGAACGCTGTTAAGGAGTGTCCCGGGTCTAAAGGTGGCTACGATGGTTGGTTGCGTGAGATTCTTCGGGCATTTTATATGTCCGACCCGCCTCGCGGGTTCGTTGAACAGATTCTTCACGCTTCCTCCCTCGTAGGCCAATTTCCCGGGAAAGCCTCCCTCGTTAACAGGTTGCTCCAAGTGGTTAGAGGACAACATGCCCCACCGTCGCTTATCAGAGGCTACAACCGTAGCTTCTGTACTTTGTTGGCGGCAGGGCTGTTTGAGCACATGAATTGGTCTGAACGGCCAGTTCATGTCTCCACACCCGTTTCGGAGCAAGGAGCGAAAGTGCGTGTCATTACCGTCCCACCTGGCCCAGTCTTCACAGCAGGGTCGATCGTTCGGACCGCAGTCTTTCCTGTCCTTCGTAAGTTGGACACCCGTATCTCTGACTTCACCGCCAGGATACGAGAGGACAGGACTGTCTGCGGCTTTCCGGATGCCCTGAGGACTCCAGCGGAGAGTTGGCTCTCTGCGGACCTGACAAAGGCGACAGACGGTTTCTCTCACGAAGCGATCAGGTCGGTTCTTGCCGGCCTCACTCGTGCAGGTCTTCCTGCCGAGTGGGTCTCTGCCGCATCCAGTTCTCTGGGTGTGGGTGAGACTGTTCACTACGTGAGATACCAGAAGTCTGCCTTTTGTCCTGAAGACTGGACTAAGGTGGTATCTATCCCGGGCCGTTTGTTGAGCGGTGGTGAGGGTGGTAAGGAGTTTGTGGATATACCCATGAAGCGTGGTTGTCTTATGGGTACCCCATTCTCCTTTACTATCCTCAGTCTCATCAACGGTTTCTGTTGTGGTCCTCTTGGCCCAGATACGATGATCTGTGGCGACGACGTCGTGTCTAGGACCACACCAGCCGGGAGGGATGCCTACGCACGCCGAGTACGTGCTGTAGGAAGTGGTTTGCATGAGAAGAAGTCCTTCTTTGGCAAGAAGGGTTGGACATTCTGCGAGGCGTTCGGTCTCTCGGAATCGGATGCCCCCACCGTGTGGGCAGACAATGTCAGAGTGTTCAACCCTTATCCTCTCAAGCAATACATGCGTGACGGTAATGGGGTCATGGAGCGTGGGCGCTGGTTCGCACCGCAGTGGTTCTCGCTGCGACGCGTGGCGCGTGTGCTCTGTAAAGTTGAGCGTGCTAAGGCCCGTAGGCTTAGGAGACCGCCGGAGCTTCCTGCTCCTCTTGGCGGGCTCGGCCACCCTTCTAAAAGGGTTGCCGACGTACCTAGGCCTCTTCGCGCTCGACTTTATGCCCTTCTTTTCGAAGGACATGACCCGACCAAATACGTCAGCCGTGTCGATGTGTTCTTTGCCCCGTCCGATTACAAACTCTTCCGGCGGTGTGACGCAGCTGTGCGTGCCGAGCTGGGCGAGACAGAGAGGACTGTGGTCCCTTCTGCCTCCTCTGGCGAGGACGCGGAGATCGTCAGCTACCGGGAGTACTCGCGGTATGTCTCTCGACATAGCCACGAGTTGTATTGGACGTTGGGTGGGAACTATCGAACGGCTGGACCAAAGACGACCAGACCAGGGAAGCTCAAGTTGCCTGAACCCTCCACGGTCAGCCAGCTTAATGCTCGGACTCCTTGGACTTCGGTCCTCGGTTCCTGGGCAGCTAAGCTTGACCGTGAAGGGTTTCGCTTCCCTTCCGACGTTGCGTCGAAGATACGGGGAAAATCCCCCCTCGACGTTGGAACCACCTCTGGTGGGTCCGGCGCTGTATGGAGTCACG